ACATTAGTGATTCGACAGGACGGGGGCATGGAAATGCCATGCCACCATTGTAAGCATTCCACTAATCTTCCTTTTTTAGCTCCAAAGGTGTTGACAGACGAAACGTCTAAACTCTAAAGTGCACTTAGGTCCGCGAGGCCCTTAAGGGGCGGTGGTGCAAGAATACTATCTTGCCTTGCCGCCTTTTTTTATTTGTGGAGCACGATCAGTGGCAGGTTCAGATTACGCGCAGGCAGCATCATTTAGGCTATGGTCGCCTATTGATGTTGTCGAAAAAGGTGACGTAGATTCCACCCGTAGGGGCAGAATCGAAGGCATCGCGTCTTCTGAAGCGATAGACGCTGATAAAGAGGTCGTAGTCCAGAAAGGTTTGGACTGGGGCTGGTTCATGACAAAAGGTTTCGTGTCCCTTGAGCACCCACTGGGTGTGCATAATATTGTCGGAGAACCCATAGAGGTTTCTCCGGTCACTCTTACTGACGGTGTTGAGGCTACTAAGATTACCTGTGATTTGCTGCTTGATGACCCCGCCGCCAAGTCTATTTACGACAAAGCGCGGACACTTAAGAAGGCAGATTCCAAGCGTAAACTTGGGTTCTCCATTGAGGGTAGAGTTATTGAACGTGACGGGAACACCATTAACAAGGCTGAAGTAGTCTCCGTGGCTATTAGCGCCGTCCCTAAAAACCCACTCACGTGGTTTGAGCCTATTATGGCCTCTCAGTTTTGGCGTAGCCTTGTAGGGTACCCACAACAGGGAATGCCATTTTCTGGCGAGTTTGCCCCGCTTGCCGTACAAAGTATGCAGGGTGTTCCATCAGTAGCCTCTTACGGGGTTAAAGACTTGGAACACAACTTGTCCAAACAGGAGCTTTTAACGGCTCATCTTTTAAGAAAACTGCCGCAGATGAGTTGGTCTCAAGGTTTGGCGGCTATCCAAGAAATTCTTTCAAATAAGGAGAACGGCTAATGAGCAACGCTACTGCTACTGCTATGTTGGCGAAACTTACGGAGGCAGGTCTTACAGAAGGCAAGTCTCGTGAGATTGTTAAGGCAGAAATTGCCTCCGGCAGCATCACTGCTGACGGGGATTTTATTGAACATGACGCCATTGGTAAGGCCGATGTAGCCGCTATTGAAGCTGCTGCAAGCGCTATTTCTAAGGCTATGGAGCTTGGTGGAAAGCCTGCTTCGGATGCTATCGCTAAAGCTGGCGACGGTGACCCCGCTGAAAAGGAAGACTACGACGAAGCCGACGCTGACGAAGAAGACGCTGACGAAGAAGACGAGGACAAGGACGCCGAAGAAGGCGCTGAGAAAAGTCTAAACTCTTCGGACTACGACGTAGTTGCGATCCTCTCGAAAGGCGCTGACCAAATTTTAGATTCTGTGGAAACTCAGAACAAAACTCTTGCTAAAGGGTACATGGCCATTCGAGACACTTTCTCGAACTTTGCCGACGTGCTTAATAAAGCAAGTGAAAGAATCGCCACGTTGGAAGGTACAGTAAGTTCATTGCATAAGTCTTTGGGCCAACCTGTTCCCCCACGAAGCGTATCGGGAATGGTGGAAGCCGTCCCCACACCTGGCGAGGCAGCTATTGCCAAGGCGGGTCTTGATGAATCCACATTTTCTACACCAGAGATGTTGGCAAAGGCGAAGTCGTTGATGGCTAGTAGCAAAGACGACTCTAACCGCTTGTACCAACTTTCAATGGCCGTGGCGGAATTGGAAAGTGGCGCACCACCATCAGATATTGCGGTGCGTTACGGAATCATTGCTCATTAATGTCACACTTTTTTCTGGTAAGGAGAAAATTTAAATGAATCTCGATACTCTAACCAGCATGGCAGGACAGAGCATTGATGTTGCACAACTTGGCGACCTCAACAAAGCTCTGCGTGCCTCTGGTAATACTCTTGCAAAAGCAAATGTTGGTACTGTCCAGCAAGGCCAAGCCTTTGGCGTGGTCGCTGGTAGTGAACTTGCTCCGCTCGTTCCACAGTCCATTCAAAATACTCTAGACTCTGCTACCTATACGGAGCAGGCAGTTAAGTTCTGGGCTGGTCTTCCTAAGACTAGCGTTTCCAGCACGCTGCACGAATCCGTCGTCGTCAGTAACTATGGTTCCATGAACTTGGACCCGTGGATTGCTGAAGGTGGTGCCGGTGTTGAATCGACAGGCGATTATGCTCGCCAAGTGGTCCAGATTAAATTCTTGGCCGAACGTCGAGAAATTTCGGACGTTGCCACTATGGTCGGCATCGTTGGTTATCAAGGCGTGAGCCGTCAGGGTCTTGCACAGCAGACCATTGATGGTACCCGCGCTCTCATGGGTAAACTTGAGCGGTCCTTGTTTCTGGCCGATGATGATCTTACTACCTTGGCGTTTAACGGTCTGTACAAGCAGATTTCGGGTCACACCTATACAACAGGTACTACGACCCTAGCTGGTTTTGCTAACGCAAACACAGCTATTTCATCGCCTGCTGGTGCTAACCGTAACTACACTGACTTTGATGGTGCTGATCTTACTATTCAGCGTCTTATCAACGAGGTGTACACAATCTCAGCAGCCCCCAACTTCGGTTTGGTTAATAAGATCATGGTAGACCCCCGCGTCTATTCCGGTCTTGTAACTCAAGCTTCTTTGGGCGCTACTGGTGCAGCACTGTTTGATCCCAATCAGGCAGCACGCGGCCAACTGATCTTCGGTACTGAAGGTCTGATGGTTGCTGGTCCTAGCGGCATGATTAAAATCGAGTCTTGCCCTCTGATGCAGCACCCTGTTGCGATGCCCACCGCCAGCCAAGGTAATACCACGGCAGGTTCGACACTTCGACCGGATGCTCCTGTTGTGTCTCAGGTTGGCACCCGCGCCACGGCGGCTGGGGAGAAGGGCTTCACGGCTACTACTGCTGGTACGTTCAACTACAAAGTTGTTGGCGTTAATGAGGCTGGTTTGACGGTTAGCGCCGCGTTCACCTCACAAGCAGTTGCTGCTGGTAATATTGTCCAGCTTGGTGTTGCTGATGAGGCTACAACAGACGCGACTTATTACCGCGTTTATCGTTCTGCTGCTGGTGCTGCTGCTACTGATGCTAATCTTCAGTACATGTGGTCTTTCCCGAAACAGAATGCGGCTGCTACTGCCATCATTGATGACAATAGCCACATTCCGGGCACGGCTCCTGTTTATTTCATCCAGCAAACGCCGGATGTTATGTACTGGGCACAGTTGTTGGACTTCTTGCGCCGTCCGTTGGCACAAGTTCAAACTTCTATCCCATTCCTCTTAATGCTTTTTGGTGCTCTGCATGTTAAGGTTCCGACCAAGTGTTCGATCCTTGATAATTGTGCACTAACTGCAATTTAGAGTAGGAGAATAGTATGGCTGGCCGATGGCGTCATAAGGCTATTAGAAACACCGATATTTCAATCGGCGGGAGTGTTGTACAATGTGATGCTCACGGGTTTATCTCAGGAGATGTTACCGAGAAGGTTGTAGCGATCATGGAGGCCCTACCGGACTTCGATCACCAAGCAGCCGAGGAAACTACTGCTCCAGAGAAAGCGCCTGCTCCGAAAGTGGCGGCGGAAGAAAAACCTGCTGCCCCTAAAAAGGCCGTACCTAAGAAAGCTGTTTCTAAGAAAAAGTCTTCCCCTAAAAAGTAGGGTTCCAGTGGGGGGCTGCATAGCCCCCCACTCCTTCTTTTTTAGCCACCGTGACTGCCACGGGGTCTCTTTGGGCGGGGCTTGAGCGTGGCCATAATATTTGGAGAGTCCACGCATGGCACTACTTGGAGAGATAGTTACGCCGCAATGGCTGAAAGACCGCTTCTTATTTGGGATCGATCTTACAGACGATGACGGGGTTTCTTACCCAGACGCACTTTACCAGCACTCTATTGATGCCTCTATTGCCATTGTTGAAGGCGAGCTTGATATAGTTGTAAGCGGCCTCAACGAGTACACAGAGCGTTACGACACGCATGATGCGCATCACGAAGCGTTCTTCCTAATTCATACCGACCATCGTCCTCTTAGAGAGATTACGAAAGTTCAGGTTCAGTTTGGTTCTTTTGAACCTTCGACCCTACCGAACTCTTGGATGCAAATTGCCAGTGAAAAAACAGGCCAGATGCAAATTGTTCCCGGCCCAGAAGGTATTGGGTCCGTACTGTTTGGTGGGCAAGCACCCTTTCTTGGTTTGTCTGGACTTTTAGGTAGGCCGTACACACCACTGTGGTTCAGCTTTACGTATAAAGCCGGTTACGACGGTGTGGATAACAAGGTACCTAATGATATCTTGGAGCTTATCGGGCTTTTAGCGGTTCAGTTACCGTTGGATACGGCGGGCGACCTGATCGTAGGGGCTGGAATTGCCTCAAAAAGTATTTCAATGGACGGGATCGCCACGTCAATTAACACGACTGCATCGAGTACCAATGCTGGCTACGGTGCGCGTATGCTGTCTATGCGTAGGCGGTACGATAAGTTGTTAAAAGAGGTTAAGCGTAAGTACCGAATCCCAAACCTAATGATATTTTAGATGGCCAAATTTACTGCATTACAGCCCAGAAAGCTTGGGCCTAGAACCGACTTCCCGTCACGGGACCTGCGGCAGAACATCTTTAAATATGGGATGCGGGTAAAATGGGAGATGGTTACTGTCTGCCCATGTGAAAGAAAAAATTTAGACTCTTTATCAATAGAGTTTGGTACCAGAGAAAAACCAATCGGGTGTCCGCTAAAAGATTTTGATTCCGCCGTATGTGGTGGCAACGGGTACATATATCATAGCTCCCAAGAGATTCAGGCTATTGTGCACGATGGGTCTAAAGACCCTGATCGTTGGAAAATTTGGGGCGAGCACGCCGCTGGTAATGTGTCTATTACAACGCTACCAGAACATTTACCGTCTTTCTTAGACCGATTGACGTTACTAGACACAGTTATGGTCTATAGAGAGCGTCGGGAACGTAAGAAGGATCTTATAGAGTCATTGCGGTACCCAGTAGTAACACGTTCTATGACCCTAGGTTCTGATGAAGACCCGACAGAGCCCGTACTTTCAAAGTTTGGAGTTTTGTACGCCATTAAAGCATCTTCAGATGGTAGGATTGTTCTAGATGACAACAAGTTACCATTGGAACTAAAGAACGACGAAGACTTCGTAGTTACGGAAGACGGTAAAATAGATTGGACTTTGGGCATGTCCAGTGGGCGTGCTCCTAGTCCGGGCGAATATTATTCTATGCAGTACTTCATTCATCCCGTGTACGTAGTGCGCTCAATGCCGTATCAGTTTAGAGATTCTGTACATAAGGTGAAGCAGGTTAATCAAGAGCTTGTTAACCTACCAACTAAAGTGATGGCTTGGTTGGAGTTTTTGGGGTCGCCTAATGGCTAAACGTTTGGACTTATACAACGTAGTTAGAATTAAAAAGACGCACATGCAGCGGCGTATGCTCGCTCTTGCCCGCACCCTTGAAAGAGACTGGAAAAGTCTCGCCGCAGCCGGGTTGAATACTACGTCTGTTACGTACCGAAATAACATTGTTGTTGAGAACACAGACGAAGCTAAACTTGTACTTGTTCTTAGAGGCACGCTCCCTAACATGATTGAGCAGGGGCTTGGGCCTAGCGGCGTTGGGTCCTTCGGCCCCTTCGATATGCGTGCTTGGATCCTTGGGGGCAAAAGCTCCAACCTGCGCTTCTGGCGCGGTCAGCCCTATGTAAACATACCGTTTAGAATGGGCGGCAAACAAGTTGCTACTTTAGGGTACTCTTTACAGGGTGTTAATGCTCTTGCGGCGATTAAAAAATTAGCTCCCGTAGGCTCTGTACAAGGCTCTAGTGGTACTTATAAAACTTTTGACCCAGCTACAGGTAAAGCAGGGTGGCCTAAAGGCGTGCATAGTCTAGGCGACCCACTTAGTGGTGCCAAGCGTCAAGCAATGGACGCCACCCGTGGCGGTCCTCCGGGAAGGCTCGGCGCTGGTTTTGCGCCTAGGATGCGGTCTAAGCCTGTATTTCTATCTGACCCGCTTACATCGGGGGTATCTGTACAAGAACCTCACGCAACAGACCCCCTTGCTGGGATGGTTAAGTTTAGTAAGCAGTATTCCACTGTAGGGTCTGGCGGTATGTACGGAACGTTTCGTCGTATGACAAGTTGGGGGAAAGCGTGGATGCACCCCGGAATTAAGCCTCGCCGGTATGCCGAAAAGTTGGATGTTGGTGGGGCCATACAAACTGCTTTTGTGGATCTTGTGTAATGGCTGGAGTATTTGACCTACACCTTCTTTCGGCTATGCGGCATGGGTGGCATAATTTAGTTTCGCCTATAGATCCTGCCACAAAGCAGCGCGTAGCATCGTCCAAAAAGTTTAAATCTTTATTTGAAGGCGTAACAGATTCTGTCCTTGAAGAATGGTACCAGAGCTTGGCTCCTGAAGGGGACCACACGAAGGTTGAATTTAGACCTGCTTATGTTCCAGAACAGACTAAGTTTCCTTGTGTAGTCATTCAGTATGAAGACGCGCCCGAAGAAGAAGCGCCTATGGGCTATATGGGCGGGCACTACAACTACACTAAAGATGTGCTTGATCCGGTTACTGGGATAACAACAGCTACAAAATTTGTAGGCGACCGTAATGTAGCGCTTCTTTTACGGCAGACGGCCCGCGTCCATATACTTACAAGCCATCCTGAACTAACGCGAGCACTTCATATAGTTCTTATAGGCGCGGCTTTAAGTTCTAGGATGGCGTTTTTTGATTTAGGGTACAGAGACCTTGAATATTTAGGTGCCGCCGACTTAAGTGTAGAAGAGGGCTTAATGCCAGAGGACTTAGGCGTCTTTATTCGAGTACAGCGTTATCAAGCAAGATCCCACTTTGAGCTTAATGACGAGCACACATTTACAAGTGGGGAAGTGTTTATCCATGCCAGCGATATCTTTGTTGATGGGCTTCAAGGCGGGGTGGACCCGATTGTTAAAAAATAAATTTATGCAGCAAAAAATTAAAACTTTTGTCCCAAGTGATTACAGAGTAACAATAGCAATGCTATATTTTGGGGCGTCTAGTTAACGGAGAACTGAGCTATGCCGCAGTCAATTACATTTAATGGGATTCAAACTCTAAAGCCGGGTGTTTACGCGGAGATTGATACGTCGGCGTTAGCTGGATCAGTCACCGATATTAACCGCGTTGCTGTTGTGGGTAATTTCCCTTTCTTAGCATCCAATACTCCTACGACAGTCACGTCGTCCACGTCTTTGGTCGCCCTAGAGTATTCAAACTATGACCTGAAGTTTCTCGCGAAACTCTTGTACAACGGATCTGGCGACCCGTCTGTGGCCGGTGGTCCAAGTGCTGTTACGCTTGTGAACGCTAATCAAGCCGTTACCGCAGCCTCCCTTACCTTTAATGACGTCAGCGGCAACGCTGCTATGGT